TGACGAGCACACGTCACCATCCCTGTTCACGAGTACGGGCACGCTCAAGCAGATTTATATGGCGCACTTGCCGCAAGATGCTGGTGCTTATCTGCTTGAGTCATCGCAGATGATCGAACGCTTCGACGACGCGCTGGTAGCTGATGGTGGAAACGGGAAGAAGGTATCGAAGACGACGCGCGATGCGATAGTGAAAGCCCGAGTCGGCCAGGGAAGATTTCGAGAAGAGCTGCTCAAGAGATGGGACAACCAATGTTCGCTCACGGGCCTTACAAACACCGACCTTCTCATCGCCTCGCACATCCACGCTTGGAGCCTCAGTACGAACGAGGAACGGATCGACCCTGACAACGGGTTGCTGCTCGCTCCGCATATTGACCGGCTATTCGACAAGGGGCTGATTTCGTTTGACAAGGACGGTGGCCTGTTGGTAGGACCGAAGCTGTCCCAACGCGACAAACAGGTCCTCGCCCTCGACCGGTATCCGGCGCTGCGTAAAATCACTACGGGCAACAAAACCTTCCTGGCACGCCACCGCGCCCGATACAAGTTCGCCTAGATCTATACCGGATTTGAAGGCCGATTCCACTGTACGCAAGAACAGTTGACAGGTCGTAGACCCGCGACACGATACGGGCTTGTGTGTTCGTCAATGCTGTAGATGCGTACAGTGGCACGTCATGCGAAGGCAGAAAAACCCACACCGGTTCCCAGACAAGATCCCACGATCAGGGACATCTCTCAAAACTGTTGGCGCTCAGCGCGCCGCGATTCCAAGATCCGCAAGCACATTTCTCAAATCCGCATCTTGACTTCCGAAGGGCCAGTTTTCCATTAAATTGCGAGGATTCTGCTCAGCCAACCAATAAGCAAGAATACAGATTGGGCGACCGAACAAACCATCATTTTCTGATCTGCGCCGAATCAATCGCGAGATTGCTTGCCCACTGACACGTTGTTCAATTTCGCCGCGATCTGCGCTGGCAAGTACGTCACGGAATGTGTCAACTACTGCAAGGGTATCCTGTTGGTCAGTCTGAGAGACGTCCCGCCCGGATATCGCAAGATACAACGGAACCAAAAACTCGACCCATTGCTCACGCGCCGTATTAACGCGCGCGAGTTGATCAATAGCTTCGCAAAACAACTCGTCGGCAGACTCGACGAATGCCATGCTCCTAGCAATAATTCGTCGGGTTTGCGGAGGCACGACTCCACCGGGCTTGTACACGTTGTCATGCACCACTTCCGCGTACGCGTGTTGGAGAAGCGTGCGTATCTGGACCTCACAAGTCGTTCCGCCAGGAATCAGCGTCCCGTCGACATCCATATCCGCAGGACAACTTACCAAATAGTGAACTGACTGATAATCGAAGACTTCAGGTTCTTGGCTGACTTCGAAATCAAAGTCGCGGTCTCGGCTTAGAGTCCATCCTGTGTAGCCAGATAGCGCATCTTCGACCACGCGAACATCCGTACGAAGCAAAACGACGAACCGCGCACCAACAAGATCCGTCATTTGGACAGTTGGATCTGCGTAGCCCTTCTTGGCTAATTTCGCTGTCGCAGACTCGATATCCTTCGTTCGAAATCCCGGCGGGACTTTAAAGAAGTTTTTGAACCTCTTCTCGCCGATCTGGTCACGAACACGCTCAGAAATTTTGGACACAACAAAGCAGCCCCACGCTTTAAGCGCAGGCTGCTTGGCCAACAACCATGTTCCAAATTCGTCTGGTGTCATTCTTGACTGTCAATCGTACCTTGAATCGTTACAACAGTCGTACCGTCCGCCTCGCGATCAACCTTGACAAGATCTTGAACCTGGTCGGGAGGGGTTGTAATCGTGACGCCCGTCGAAAATACGATGCGTTGCCGCCGCCGCAGCTTCCGAGAGATGTACTCCGTGTCCTTGGTAATCGCATGCATCGGAAATCGAGAACGAATCATGAACTGCTCATACTCTTCGAGCAGGTCGTGTTGCATGTACTTCTCGCCAAACTCTGGAACACTGATATCCGGCACATTGCTTCGAAGCTCCGAGCGGAGCGCATCCAACAGATTCATTCTGTCGCCAGCATCCAAGTCCTGCGAGTCAAAAAATTTTTTCGTCTTCTCGTAGAAATCTTGCGTCAGCTTCTTGTCCGATTGAGCGAAATCAGCCCCGAGGAACTGATTGTAGAAATAAATCGCGGCGCCCTTCGTCTGCGTGCTGGTCAGCATGTGATCGTAGAGATGGACAGTAAACTCAGTCACGTCATACTGCCCGTCGTTTCTAGAGGGACGACCTACGTTTTGTTGCACAAAGCCGATCTTGAAAAGTCGCTGAGCTTCCGTGAAGAAAATTTTCGTCAAATGCTGAATCACCGTGCGTCTAGCCTCGACGGTCTCACCGAAGCCATCCTGCATCTCAGCCTTCACAGCAACGGCAAAAGGACGTTGCAGCTCTCCCTGCACACCAGTTGCAATCAGCAACTTGCTCGGAGCGAGATCGAGGCGCAACTGGGCTGCCGTAAGGTCGTCGGCAAGCTCACGAGAGAGCTCGACAAATCGCGCCTCATCGCAATGCATGAGGTGCGCCATCTTTTGGAAACAACTCCCGGCCCCGGTCTGAGTGAAGTCCGCCTTGATCCCCTTTGAATTATGGCCAAGCGAACTGACGATTCGATTGTTGAACATATCGAGCGCACCATCCGCAAGCGGCACAAGTTCACCGCTATAGTTCGGGGGAATCAATGTTCGCTCCGGTCCGCGCTTATTGATGTGATGAACAATAACGCGCTCAATGTTCAGCAGGTCCAGTTGTAGCATGTGTGGTTCCTCGTTCATTATTATTGGCGCCCGAGTTTGCCACACACACATCGTATTCAGAACTGTACAAAACCCCAGTAGCATAGACCACGGAACCGGCTTTGAACTCACCCTCGAAAAGAGCACCTCGATGATACTGTATGCCCATACAGTATTCAAGGGGATGTTGAATGCTCATCTAGGAGGCCTCCGTTACGTCCATGTCGTCGGCCGGGTAGAGTTGCAGCATTGCTCGTGCCGCCTCAACATTCGAAGTCGTAAGCCATTCTTCCCAGTCGTTGGGGTGTAGGATCACGACAGCCCGCTTCTCGTCCCCTGGTTTGTGCATCCGAGAAAAGATCGCGTGCCCCTCGCCGTTGACCGTGATCATCGACATCGTGTGATGGTCTGCGCCGTCCGGGCCCGTCAGCGTCCGCCAGATGCCGGCGACACACATCGTTCGCCAGTCGGTCACGCCGATCCGGTGCCACACGTTCTTCCCCGTCTCGTAGCACGGCTCGCAGATCCAGTCGGCCGGAATCAGGCAGCGACGCCCGGCGCGCCATGCAGGCCCATATAGAGGCGACTTCCCGAGGTTATCGTCGCGCACGTTCATCGTGCTGCGCATGATCGGCGGTTTCCTGCCCTGTTCCTTTGCCTTCTCGATATTCGCTTTCTGCAGCGCGCGTGGCCAGAAGCCGAAACCGGCGATCAGCGGCTTGAACTCCCCGTCGACGCTCGCAACGATCGGCGCGTCGTAGTCCTGGTAGATCTCCGGCTTCCACGGCGTCCATCGGTACAGGTCCCGAAAGCTGTCGATCTTCAGTTCGCTCAGACCCGGATCTTCGCCCGGCGCCACGTAATTGGTGCACATCGACTGTCCCCAATAGCGCGAATTGACGAGATCATCTTACCGCACGATATACTGGACATTCATACAGTATCGCGTCACGTCATGAAACCACTCTGGGCCTATACATGGGAGTACACAGACCTCGAGTCAGGCGAGCGTCGGCGCACCTACGTCCCCGTCACGGCCGGCGAGTTCCAGAGGCTCACCGGACAATTCCTCGACGAATCAGATGCCCGTGCGATCGAGGAGTCGAAAGTCGATCGCAACGTCGTGCGATTTGCGGATCCATACCGGAATTACGTACCGACGATCCCGGAGGTCGTTGCACCGACCGAGACTGAACTGCGCGAGCTCTGGCGGGCCAACCACGACCCGGAAGTCCGGCGCCTCATCCTCGAAATTGTGACGCTCCGGAAATCGCTCCAGAAAGTCATGGACTGGTGGGACGCCGCGAATCGCAATACCACGGATCATGGCGGCCTCGGCGGCCCGTTCGGCCCCTTCCGAAAGCTGTATTTCATGCTGCGTGAGGAAATGCGCCGTGCCGGCATGATGTAGTGGTTACAGTCCTTGACAACCCTCCGGATGATTTTCCGGATGGGCTCGACAGTCGTTCACATACTCATTGACCGCGTTGTAGCTGGCGACGACTGGGGTCACGATTGCGTCCATATGTGCATCGAGCGTCGCCTGATCTGGCGTCCGACAGTCCGGACCCATATGCAATCGATCCGGGGCATCCCGCAGGCCGAGCAGATAGCTGCTACCCGGAGCACCGCGTAGGGCATCGCTCAGGCCGTCAGCTGCTGTTTGCCCAGCCGGCAGCTCACATGTCCGGATCGGCAGCACCGTGTAGATCTGCTTCCCCTCGAGGTACAAACGATTTTGAAAGACCGTGATGTCCTTGCGGAACTGCTCGGTCGCCGCGGCCTGAGCGGGATCGTTCCGCCCCGTTTGCATATCGTCGAGCTGGAAGTTCAACACGACCCATTCGGATGGTGCCATCGGCAGCTTTGCGTGATCCATTTCGTTCTGCGTAGGACCAACACCATTGTTCACGGCCATCACAAGTTGATGCAGGGTCGTCCCATCAATGACGCCAGGATAGACCGTGATTCCAGTTCCGGCCGCTGCGAATTTCTTCTGTAGCGCGTCGACGGTTGCCTGCCCAGCCGATTCATCCCCCGCCGAGTCAGCGGCGGATGCCGCATCCACCGCAGCCATTCTCGATGCCTGCTTTGATTTGATCAGCGGCAAACCAGAATACGTCACCCGCACCGCAAACTTACTCGGAGCGGCCGGCGCGCCGGCATCATCGCCGCCGCCGCAAGCCGAAAGGGAAAGGGGGAAAGCAAGTGCAACAAGGATTTTTTTCATTATGGGTCTCAGGCGCTAGTTGAATACTTTCGTTTTACAAACACAAATCTCACATATTAACTTTGCTCGGGGATACCCCACTACACGCGAACGACAAACCGCTTTGTCACACCATCGGACCAGTCAAGCCCTCGAATTGAAAACGCCGTCATCCACGACTGGCCGTCGATCGAATACTGGAAATCGAGCGTCTGCGGGTTCCGCAAACCGTTCTGGTACGTCATCGGCACGACGGCAACAGAGTCAACCGCTCGCGGTCCACCAAAATCAACCGAGATCCACTGATTTACAGGATTTGCAACCGCACTTGTCCATGCATCTGCAGGGTTCGATGGATCGGAACTCGGCGAGACCTTAAACGCCAGTGCGGCAGACCGCCCGTTGTACATCGAGCTTTCCGCAGTGGTCACGCCGTCATACGGTAGTTGCGAGCCCTTTCGGTACATCCAAACACGTCCGAGCGCGAGATATTGCGCGGGCGTCCCGGGGTTCGGTACCGGCATGAAGATGCGCCAGTACCGTGCGCTGATGTGCGGGTCAGGACTCGGGCCGCCAGCCGCCCCCCGCAAGCGCCGGCGGCCGACCGACAATCCAAGGCCGATCATACGTACGCCACCAAGTTTGATGCCGTCGTACCAGTCTTCTTGATCTGCAACGGACGAATGTCGAGTACTTCGCCCGCAACACAGTTGCGAAACGTCACAACTACGCCATCCGCGCCGACGGCACAGACGTCGCCATCGACGCCGACCCGAATTGCGCGCGGGCGAGTCGCCAGTTGCTCGACATCGCTTGGCGCAACCTCGAAAAACGAAAATGCCGGGCTGGTCAAACCCGGCAACATATTCTTGAATGGATCCTTCATAATCCCCCTCACTTCGTCGTTGTCGACGTCAACGCGTCGTAGTCGCTTTCGCACTGCCGCCCAGCAATGCCCCGCTCATCAGCGATGCGCGCCAACTCTCCCGCAGTCTCGTCAGTCCGGCCGAGCACGTCGGCAAGCAGATCGAGGGCGTTGCCGGCTGTCGTGCCTCCGGTCGAAGCGCCGGCACGCCGGACATCGGCAACGAGTGCGGCGACTTGCTTGCGCAGGCTGACAGCAGCACCATCGGCAGCAGCCGCATCAGCGACCGCCTGATCACGTTCTTTCGCAGCATCGGTTGCGATCTCCTGTTGTGCCGCCAACCGGCGGCGAAACTCGTTACGCTCGTTCGCCAGGTCGTCGATCTGCCTCTTCTGGTCCGCAACCTTCGCGGACTGGTCAGCGTCACGATGCCCCTTGAAGTAACCGCAGGCCGAGCCAGCGATGACGCCGGCAACGACGAGCAGCCAGATTCGCGGATCGATCCACGTCATGCGACCACCTCCCCGCCGGCCGCGCGATACGCGGCCAGCAAATGCTCGATGTCGTTCTCACGCTGGCCGTAGCCAGCCCCCGGCAGACTGGCCCACACGTTCGATACCTTCGCGACGGCTTCCCGAAACCGTCCGGCGTCGATCAACGGCAATGCGCCGTGCTCGCGCAGCTGCTGCAGCGCATACCGGTCCTGCGACACCGGCCCGAAGTCGGGCAGCTTCATCTGCGCCTGATAGATCCGCCACCAGCGCGTGAGGATCTGGTAACGGCCGGCCGCCGTCGACGGCACCCGGATCTGCCTGTTAAGCACGTTCGGATGCGACGCGTAGCTCGAGAACAGCAGCGGCCGCGATGCCGTCGATCCCACCAGCACGTTGTATCCGTCGTCCGACTTCGCGAGCAGCGCCGAGCTGATCTCGCTTACTGCGATGGCGTCGAGAAACGCCACACGGTTCTTTCCGCCCGCGGCGGTCACACTGATTCGCGCCATCGTTACTTCTCCCCAAACACACGCTTCGCGTGCCGACGCAGCAGCACTTCGAGGTACTGCGACCCGATGATGCCGAGCGCGCTACCGAGACCGAGCAGCGCGATCGGCGGCAGATCCGGGATCTGCAGCAGCGCAATGCCGGCCACCATCGACGTTGCGGACCCCAACATGGCCCTGCCGGCAACGAGCCGAAACGTCAGTTGCTCGCTACCCACCAATACCTTGGCAATACCAATCAGCCCGCCTGCGCTGATCAACTCCAGAATCGTCCTTTCGTGGTCTTGCATCGGTTCCCCTTCCCGATAAAAAGAAAGGCCGCCAATTCGGCGGCCCCTCACACAATCCCAGTCGCATCCAGCACCATGAAGCGCTGACGCCACTGTTCCCTAAATCCGGAAAATCCGGGCTTTCTCCCACCTCCATACATCGTTGTTCCCCAGCTCACCGAGTTACCGCTCACGCGAATCGAGGTGAGCTCAATACCCGCGGGGGAATAGTCCCATCCGACGTGAACCGGATAGATTGCCGACACGATAACTGGCACGCCATACGTGCGCGAATTCCAAGGGGGATTCGGCGCTCCGGTCGACACCCAACCCGTGCCGGGCTTCAGGTATTCTTCAAAAATGACATCGAGCACGCGCAGGAACGGCTTTGACGAATCCGCGATGAGTCGGCCCTGCTCACTGAACACCTGAAACCCGAAATCTCCCGATACCACCGGAACCTGATCGAACTGGAAGAAGTAGACAGTGCACGGCTGTTCCGTGATGAACCTCAGGGTGTAGGTGGATCCATTGACATCCGTGCTCCAAACCGTGATGCCTACATTGCCCGACGCGTAAACGCCGTACATCGGCCCGGCCGTCGAATTGAAGGTGAACGAGACATTCGGCAAATTGGCGCCGAACTTGATCCCCGCGTCATTGACAACGAAGTCCAGGCCAGTAATCACGGACTGTCCTACCATCGACTGCACCATCTGGTAGTTTGGCGTTTTCCCATCGATCTGATACACGCCCGTATCAGTGAAAGCCTGAAACCCTGCCGGCATCAATACACCCCAAAAACAATCCAGCCAGGAACCTTTGTATAAGCATTGGATCCGCTCGCGTTCGCGCTGTAGCTCCAGCTAACACCGAACCTGTCGATCGACACGACCGGCGACGGCTCAGCACCGGACACGCGATAGAAAATCCGCTCCGGCATAAACGCCCAAAATGGCTCCCCGCCGGACATATCCGCCGCAACGCTTCCGTCAGCACCACCCGTCCGCGCGATTCCAATAACGCGGCCAGCTCGCGATTTGCCATCGAGCAGCATTCGCCCGGCTCCGTCCCACGCCCAGAATCCGGCATCCATTACGCCCATACCCCCCACCGAACACGCAGCACACCATTTGCGTCATAGACGCGGCCACCGTTGCTATCAATCACCGTTCGATTTCCATGTCCATCGGTCGAGTTCATCTCAAACCACCCGCTCTTGTCGACCCGCCAACCCTGCCGACCTGCGATGTAGTTGTCGGACTGGATATAGCTGCCGATCATCGCGTTCGTGATCCAGCCCGCGCCGATGAGCGCCTGGCGAATGAACACCTGCCCGCCCTGCACCACGAATGGAACGATCATCGCGCCACCATTGTTCGGGTCGACCACCGCGAACCGGCTCGCCGACACCAGCACCTGCGATTCGACGATGCCGTCGTTGTTGTCGATCCCAATGCCAATGCCGGCGATGTACGTGCGGCCGTCCGACGTGATCTGAGTCTTGATCTGGTACGACGCCGAGACGCGCCCATTGAGATCGGCGTACGACTTCGCAACCGTCTGCACGGCGGCCGCATTCTCATTGGCCTTCGCTTCCACCGTTGTGATCTGCGCGGCCCGCGCGCTGTCGGCATCGACGCGCGCCTGCGTCTCGGTTTGCACCGATGCCGTCAACGTTCCGGCCGCCGATTGCAAATGCGCCGCAACCGTGTCGACCCTCTTGGCGATGGCCATGTCGCCTTCCGTGATCGCGGACTGCAATGACCAGACACCCGCATACTGCGTCTCGTCACCGGCATACTCTTCAGCGTCCCCAGCCATCGGCGGGGTAATCGACTCGATCGGCTCGAGCAGATCCTGCCCGAGCGAACTCTTCCCGATCTGATTCCGGAAATAGTCCTCATAGGCGTCCTCGTCCGTGGTCGGCTGTCCCTGAACACCGGGCCCATCCGCCGGATACCAGGGCCCGATGTTTCCGGTGGTGTCGACCAGTCGCGCCCAGAAATAGAACACCTGGCCGACGGCGAGGCCCTGGTACGACGTCGAGGCCTGCGGATAGGCGAAGTCGGAAAACTTCACCGCATCGTCACGGCTCGCCGTGCGGCTGTACCAGAGCTCGGTACGCTGCGTGTCACCCGCGGACCCATCGCCCGGGAATGCCCACTCGAGATTTATCCCGAACACAACGCCGTGGGCCTTGAGCGACACCACCGACGGCGGCGGCGTCGTTTTCCCGGTCAGCATCGTTTCCGCACTGACGGCCGGCAGCGACGTGACGTTCATCACGTTCTGCGCGCGCACGCGCGCCACATACCGCCCTTGGTAGATGCCTGGCACCTCAACCTGCAGGCCGCCCGTACGCGGCACGCTCACCCACTCACCGTTATCCTTCCGCCATTCCGGCAAGTAGGTCACTGCGTTGTCTGCCGCATCCCACGCGATAACCATCGTCGTTTTCGAAATGCCCTGGTCGATCGCGGAATACGTGGAAATGTGCACGTTGGTCGGCGGCGCCTGCACCGATGGCGGCACGATCGTGATCGGCCGCTGTTGGATCTGCGCGCCGTCATCGATCGCCGCGTACTTCCCGGGCTCGTGCATCGCCGCCGTGATCGTGTATTCGATCCGGCCTTCGTCGTCGCTTTCCTGAACACTAACCACCCGGTAGAGCTGCGCTGCCACTCCGCTGTTTTCCAGCATCCACACGGCACCTGACACCGGGTCCGCATCGAATCGATCCGCCAATGTGAGCGCATCGCCGTCCACAGACTTCACCGTACGCGACTGGGCGATGCCCGACGGCAGGATCGCCGTGAATCGATCGCCCGGCGAGACGGTCGGCGCCTTGTCCAACGT